CATAGCTCCTATTTCAATTAAACCAGCCATTACAGCTACTCCTTTCGTAAATATTCCCTTTCCTGGAGAACACATTGATTATGACGCTTTAAGTATTACATTTAAAGTTGATGAAGATTTACAGAATTATCTTGAAATACATAATTGGCTCAAAGCTTTGGGTAAACCAAAAGATTTTTCTGAATACGCTGATTTAGCCAACAATCCTTCTTATACAGGCGACGGTATATATTCTGATATTTCTTTGACTGTATTGACGAGCGATAAAGCGCCTAATTACGAAACAATTTATGTAGACGCTTTTCCTATAAGCCTATCCGGATTGACATTCAATACAACAGACTCTGATGTTAATTACTTAGAAGCTTCCGCCTCTTTCAAATACACTTACTACGATATTAATAAGATTTAGCTTTACTTTTCTAGAAAAGTATAGTATAATGTAATATTAATAAAATGAGGTTGATTATGAATATTGATGAAATTTCTGAACTTTGGAAAAAAGATTCTATAATAGATAGAACTGAATTGGGCGACGAAGCTCTTAAGATTCCTTCTTTACATCAAAAATATTACAATATTTACATTAATGAAAAATTGATTCTTCGCAAACAAGAAGCTAATTTGAAACAATTAAAGTTAGAAAAATATGAATTTTTGAGCCAAGGACCAAACGAAGAAACACAAGCTAAAGGTTGGAAACTACCGGCCAAAGGTTTGATACTTAAAACCGATATACCTATGTATATGGAAGCTGATGAAGACCTTATTAATATGTCTCTCAAAATAGGGTATCAACAAGAAAAAATAGAATTTTTAGAATCGATTATCAAAAGCCTAACTAATAGAGGATATCAGATTAAATCTGCTATTGATTTTATAAGATTTACAAGCGGTTCATAATGAATACAGTACAAATATTCAAAATAAACGAATTATACAATAAGATAATAGCCGAACCTTCAATAATTATGGAAATGAGCGGTTATTTTACTTTTGATGTCCCTGGGGCAAAATTTACACCAGCTTATCGTAATAAAATGTGGGACGGTAAAATACGTTTGCTCAATCCAATGACTTGTCAACTATACGCTGGTCTTAATCGTTATGTTGAAGAATTTTGTAAATCAAGAAATTATGAGTTAGAATATCTTTCCGATTTTTCATTAGAGGAATTTTCAGTCAAAGAAGCAAAAGAATTTATTGATGAACTTAAACCAACTATTCAACCTAGAGATTATCAATTAAATGCTTTTATTCATGCTGTAAGAGAAAGAAGATCGCTTCTTTTATCACCAACAGCTTCAGGAAAATCTTTCATCATTTATCTTTTAATGAGGTATTATGCTAAACGCACTCTTATCATTGTTCCGACTACTTCTCTCGTTTCTCAGCTCGCTTCTGATTTTGCCGACTATGGTTTTGATTCTGATAAATACGTTCATAGAATATTTTCTGGTCAAGATAAACAGACGACTAAACCAATCACAATCTCTACCTGGCAGTCCATTTATAAGCTTCCTAAAGAGTTTTATAAACAGTTTGATGTAGTCATAGGAGACGAGGCACATCTATTCAAAGCCAAATCACTAACCTCTATAATGTCTAAACTCGATGATTGTAAATATAGATTTGGTTTTACCGGAACTTTAGATGGCACTCAAACTAATAAGTTAGTGTTAGAAGGTCTATTCGGACCTGTCAGAAAAGTAACATCAACATCAGAATTAATAGAACAAAAACATTTGGCTTCTTTTAAAATAAAAGCTATTGTTCTTTCGCACCCCGAATCCGCCCGTAAAATGTTAGCTAGAGCGTCGGATTATCAAGCCGAGATGGATTTCATAGTTAGATTAGAAGCAAGAAACAAATTCATTCGTAATCTAGCTTTATCGCTTAATGGTAACACTCTTTTATTATTTCAGTTTGTAGAAAAACACGGTAAAACTCTTTACGATAATTTAATTTCAGAAGCTCCTGATAGAAAAATATATTACGTTTCAGGTTCTGTTGATGGAGAAGAACGCGAAGAAATAAGGAAAATAGTTGAAAACGAAACTAATGCCATTATCGTAGCTTCTTATGGAACGTTTTCTACAGGTGTTAATATTAAAAACCTTCACAATATAATATTCTCTAGTCCTTCGAAGTCTAGAGTTAGAAACTTACAGTCTATTGGTCGTGGATTACGTAAGTCTGAATCTAAAGAAGAAGCGGTATTATACGATATCGCTGACGATATATCATGGAAGTCTAAAAAGAACTTCACTTTGTTACACTTTATGGAACGAGTAAAGATATACAATGAGGAGAAGTTCAGTTATAAACTATATAATGTTTCCTTAAACTACTAATATTATCATCATCACATTAGTGATTATACTACATTGGAAAAAAAAGTAAAGGACTAAAATGAAGAAACCAAGAAATTATATCAACAATAAAACTCTGTATACCTCTATCATAGAATATAAAACAAAATTAAAACAAGCTATTGAAAACGATAAACCTATGCCGCAAGTTTCAAATTACATAGGTCAGTCAATTATTTTAATTTGTGAAAATTTAGCCAAGAAACCTAATTTTTCCGGATATACTTACAAACAAGATATGATTTCAGACGGTATTCATGATTGTATAGCCGCTGTTGATAATTTCAACCCGGATAAAACTAATAATCCGTTTGCATATTTTACTCAGATCGCTTGGAACGCCTTTCTTAGACGTATACAAAAGGAAAAAAAGCAAACTTACATTAAACATAAAAACTTCGAGAATAGTTTCCTAACAAATCAACTTTGGACAGATAATGATAACATGCAATTGAAGTCTAATGAATATTCAAATGAATTGGTAAGGTCTTTTGAAAGTAAGTTGACTTTTGCTTCAAAGAAGGGTAAACTTAAAGGAGTTGAATTGTTTTCAGAGGAAGAACAAGAAAATGAAAAATCTACACTTAGTACCGATTAATATTCAAGATCTAGTTGAAAAGCTTAATGATAAAAACATCAGAGAAAACGAATTGATGAATTATCAGCTTCGTTTAGAAGCTATAAGAGACTATTGTGCGCAGGCAATCTATAAACATAACGTAAGTAAACCAATAGATCATTCTAAAAATAAAAGAATGGACCCTAATACTAGAAAAAGATAAACTATGAAGATCGCTCTTATTACAGATACACACTGGGGAGTTCGTAACGATAATGTCGCTTTTCTCGATAATTCTAAAATATTTCTTGATAATATCTTTTTCCCTTATCTACTTAAGAATGAAATTAGTACGGTTATTCATCTAGGAGACCTTGTCGATCGTCGCAAATATATTAACATTAATACTGCTCGTCGACTCAGGGAAGATTTTCTAGAACCTTTATCTCACGGCGGCGTCGACGTTCACATCATCGCGGGTAATCATGATACTTATTTTAAAAACACTAATTCCGTCAACGCTTTAAACGAGTTAGTTTCGGGGTCTTATCCGTTTAAGATATACGACAAGTTCCCGGAAGAAGTAGAGTTTGATGGAACAAAAATATTGTTTGTACCTTGGATTTGTGATGATAACAGAAAACAAACATTGGAAAAAATTAAATCTACAGAAGCTCAAATAGTTATGGGTCATTTGGAGATCTCAGGGTTTGAGATGCATAAAGGTTCTATTGTATCTCATGGAGACGACCGTAATATTTTTTCTAAATTTGATTTGGTGATGTCGGGTCATTATCATCATAGATCAACAGACGGGACTATATTTTATCTAGGTTCTCATGCAGAATTTACTTGGTCTGATTATAATGATCCTAAAGGGTTTCATGTATATGATACGGAAACAAGAGAAATACAATTTGTAGAAAACCCCTACAAAATGTTTAAGAAAATTTGGTATAATGATTCTGATGAAAAATTCGTTAACAATAAAATAAATTACAACGAATATAGAAATTGTATGGTTAAGGTTATCGTTCAAGAAAAAAACAATCTTTATTGGTTCGATAAATTCATTGAAAATATAGAAAACGTTAACCCCATTGATTTACAGATAGTTGAAGACCATTTGAATTTAAACCTCGAGGATGATAAAGATATAGTTAATGAAGCTGAATCAACAATAGATATATTCAAAAACTATATTGAGTCTTTTGAAGATAAATCTATAGATAAAACTAAATTAGAAAATAAAATTGTAGAAATATACAATGAGGCTATAGCTTTAGAATGATTACATTTAAAAAATTAAGATGGATGAATTTTCTTTCGACCGGAAATATATTTACGGAAATTTCTCTTAATGAAAATAACACTACATTAATAGTTGGTGAAAATGGGGCTGGTAAATCTACTATACTAGATGCTCTTTCTTTTGTTTTGTTTGGTAAACCGTTTCGTAAAATCAACAAACCACAACTATTAAATTCTATCAATCAAAAAGGATTGTTAGTTGAAGTGGAATTTTCTATACAAAATAAAGAGTATAAAATTGTTAGAGGTATGAAGCCTTCGGTGTTTAAAGTGTTTCAAAACGAGACACTGATGAATCAATCTGCGGAAATGAAAGATTATCAAGAAATACTTGAAAAGCAAATACTCAAAGTAAATCACAAATCGTTTTGTCAAGTGGTTGTTCTTGGTTCGGCAACGTTTCAACCATTTATGCAATTATCCGCTTCTAATCGTAGAGAAATTATCGAAGATTTGTTAGAGCTTCAAATTTTCACTACCATGAATTCTTTGTTGAAAGATAAGTTATCAGATAACAATGAACTATTGCGTGATAAAATGTCCGAAAAGAAAATTATTGATTCTAAAATAGAATTAACAAAGAAACATCTTTTGAGTATACAAAACAATAACGAAAATATTATTTCCGAAAAGCAAATCTTAATCAAAGAAACTGAAATCAAAATTCAAAATAATTTGAGTAAGTTAGAAACGTTTATTGAAAATGTTAAAGAATTAAATTCAAAAATCATAGATCAAGATAAAGTAAATAAGAAAATTACAAAGCTTTCTCAACTCAAACATCAAATAGAAGCTAAAGTTGCTTTGTTGAACCGCGATGTTGATTTCTTTGATAAACATAAAGATTGTCCAACTTGTAAACAATCAATACAAGAAGATTTTCGAGAAAAAACTATAAATGAAAAAAAGGAGATTATTGAAGAATCGCAAGACGGTTTGAATAAACTAGCCGTAGAATATGAAGCTTCTAATAATCGTCTCAATGAAATTATGTTAATATTAAATGATATTAGAAATAAAGAGATGGAAATATATAAACTTGAAACTGATATCAAAACTATGAATAATTATATAAACGAATTGAAAAAGGATATCAATTTAATTAAAAACAAACAGATTGAAGACACAGACAATAATATTACGGATTATGAAAACGAATTGAAAGAGTTAGAATTAAAAATCGTCATCGTTAAAGAGGATCGAAACATATTAAACGCTGCTTCTATCTTATTGAAAGATGGCGGAATTAAAGCTCGTATCATCAAACAGTACATACCAGTTATCAACAAACTGATTAATAAATATCTTTCGGCGATGGAATTTATGTGTCAATTTGAACTTAATGAGGAATTTAATGAAACCATCAAATCCAGGTTCCGCGACGAATTTTCTTATGAATCGTTTTCTGAAGGCGAAAAGATGCGAATCAATTTGGCGATATTATTTACTTGGCGCGCTGTGGCTAAGTTGCGTAATAGTATTAATACTAACCTTTTGATCATGGACGAAGTTTTCGATAGCTCGTTGGACGGAAACGGCACAGAAGAATTTCTTAAGATAATAAAAAGCTTGACTTCTGACACAAACACGTTTATAATAAGTCATAAAGGCGACCAATTATATGATAAATTTGATAGAGTTCTCAAGTTTGAAAAACACAAGAATTTTTCAAGATTGGCGAGTTGATTCGATTTTATCAATTCTTTGGTTCAATAAATGAAAATGTTGATCAATATGCTCTAATAGATGAGATAAATTTTTATGTTGTTGTTTTTCGAGATCGTATATTTTTATACTACGATCTCTATCTATTTCTTCTTGTCTATTAGAAGCCATCATGATAACTGGAGCGGCATAAGCAGCTTGAAAACTAAGCACAAGATTTAGGAATACGAATGGATAAGGATCAAAATTATTTGGAGAAAATACGTTAAAGAGTATCCACACCGCCAACATCGCTGTTTGTATAATTAAAAACGTCCAAGATCCCATGCTAAAAGCTACTTTATCGGCTAGAAATTGTCCTATAGTTAATCCGTTTTTCATATTTTATCCTTTCTTTAAGTTAAGTTTTATTTACATGGACAAAACAATGAATAACATTTGGCGCATATGGGCGAAGGCGCTCGGAGAAAAATCAGGCAAAAGTGATGATGAATCCGATAAAATCGCTATAATTAGAACTGTAATTGTATTAAGTTATATTATAACAAACCTATTTATTATCGCTGGAGTAATAAAACATTGGAATTGATTAAGGAAAATAATAATGAATCTAGTAAAACCAAATGACCCTATACTTA